TATTGAACCGTTCTAATGCTGCAGCTGGACCGTTCTAATGCTGCAGCACCCTGAACCCTGATCCCTGGTTCTTGGTGCCTGGATCGCGGTTCATGGGCCAGATCCCTGGGGTGTTATGCAAAACACAACATCTTGTGTTGTAGTGGTCGATATAGAGCTGCAGCAAACACAACATCTTGTGTTTATGGTTCATGATCCCTGATCCCTGGTTCATGGTGCATGGTTCCTGGTCCCTGGTTCATGGTTCCTGGTTCCTGGATCGCGGTTCATGGTTCATGGTTCATGGTCCAGATCGCACCCCCCACGCACCCCGCACCCCCTTTATATGCTATGTGTCTGCCGATGGCTAAAGGCTGAGTTTTTGAGACTCATTACTATAAATTTTTTCTATTTTTTTATTAAAGTCCTTTACTTTTGTTTAAATAGTGTTTTACATTGTCTTTGAAAAAAAGGTATCCTATAAAAAATTTTGTAAATTTTTTTTATATCAATGATAAATTTCATACAACTTGATTCTAATGGAACAAACTAGAGCTTATATAGACTCTCAAATAGATCGTATGATTGAAGGCGGTTTAGAAATAACAGATCGAGAGGCGTTTACAAACAATATTTTAGATTTTATGGGTGTTGTAAGAGACATTGAATCAAGTAACGACAATACTCAGGTTGCTCCGAGCACTGGAGCAGCAGGGGTTTATCAATTTTTAGAAGATAGTGTCAAAACAGCTAGAAATAGAGCAGGACACGAAGAAAGCAACGTGGCACACGAAAATAGAGAATATGTAGCTAATATCTCTGAAAATCCATTGGAGTGGGACGAGGATCAAGCTGGTCTAATGTTCTTGGCTCATGCTTTTGGCGCTCCAGTTAATAAGAAAAGAAGCCCAGTAATAGGTTCTGATGAGTTATTTCACCGTATAGGCACGGATTTTGACCCAGATGCTCAAAAAGATTTATACATGAATTATCATTATCGAGCCATTCCCAATGAAGCGACTTATAATCGAGCTACCGAGAAAATATTAGAGAACTATACGCTTAGATTCCCTGAAATCAGTAAGAATCTCGGTGGTTCAGTCACTAAACCATTTTATTCAGACAAAAGGTATCTGATCTAATGGCTCGTGAGATTTATGAAGTTCTTTCTTCCATGTTGCCAGAAGGGGTGGTTCTTGCTACACCTGAACAATCCCGTGAACAATTTCCAAAAGGCGCTGCTGAAGATAGATGGGGCGAGACACTGTTGCTTGAAGATTCGCCGATAGGCACTACAGGCACTGTTTATGTCAATTGGGAAAAACTACAGCAGCAAAAAGACGCAGGAGAACTTGAGGATGTGAACAGGAGTGCACAAAAATTGGTTAAGGGGGAATTGAACCATTTGCTCAAGATCCATAACCCTGATTTTTTTGAAGATATGCTTAATACAGCCCTGGCAGATCCAAGGTTTGTAGAATGGCAAACGAACAGAAAGGAAACAATGAAAGATGACAGAAGCATTGAAGATTTTATTCGTGCTTCAGGTTTAGACAATACCATAGGCGGTACTTATTTTGCAGGCGACCCTGACCTGCCGAGCATGAGAGGCTGGAAACGAGACCTTTTAAACATAGGTATGGGTCCAGAACTAAAAGAAAAGATTCAACAAGTGTGGAAAATGCAAGGTTGGGAATATAACCTTGGTGGCTCCGTAACCAAGCCCCTATACAATGATCGGAGATATATTATTTAATGGCCATAACAGCTGAATTTGGAATCCAGCCCTTTCAAACTGAGGAAGAAGCCAGGGCATATCGGGAAAATATGCCGATTGCCATGCGCTCAACTGCCCGTGGTCCAATACAGGGGCTTGCTAGTCTTTCCGGGATGGGCGATATTCCTGCTCTTGGTGAACGCTTATTATTTGGCGGGGGACCTAAATTTTGGGCACCCGAATCTGAATATAAAAGCTATGGTGAATCAAGACAAGATTATCTGGAAAATATAGGCGGCGCACTTGTTCCCGGAAAAACCGTTGAAGGCGGAGTCCAGGGAGGCCAGCTACTTACCGAGCTTGCTGGTATTGGAATCGTTGGCAAACAAGCCATTGATCTTATCAGGAAGTATGGTCCACAGGCCATTGTCAAAATAAAAAGTATTTTTATCAAAAACCCAGAAACCACGGTTGATGATGCAGTGCAAATAGCTCTATCTGAAAGAACAGGCTACATGCCTTCCACATCCGGTTATGCTTCTCCTAAAACTAAAATGTACCACGGTGCAAAAGGAGAGCTTCCAGAAGAATTTATGGACTTTAGGGATTATGCAAGTTCTAAAAGTTCTGCTTATGGAGATGGGTTTTATACCACCTCAAGAACAGGCACTGCAAAAGGCTATGCAGGAAAAGAAGGAAAACTTTACGAAGTAACTCCTAAAAAAGAATTAAAACTGTTTGACATGGATCAGTCGGTTCCTCCGAGCATAAAACAATCCATTAAAAAATCTTATGGGCGTTTTGAGAGTGAGTATGAGGGGCGTATTTTAAATTTTCTTGAGGAGAATCCCAAAGCATCCTTGGTAGAATTGTACGATGAAATGAGAACTTTGGCTCCTTATGAACGTGTCCCTATTTATGAATTGGATGAATATTTTTATGAGTTAAACTCAATCCTTTATAAATCAGGCTATAAAGGATTAAGGCATAAGGGAGGGGTTTTATCTGCGCGCCCCAAAAAACATGAGGTTAATGTATATTGGAATCCTGGAAAAGATTTGGACATAAAGCCTGTATCAGAAACTACTGCTAAAAACCTCGGTGGCCCCGTAACCAAGCCCCTTTATGCAGACAGAAGGTATATATAATGACCACTCTCCGTTTAACCGAAGTCTATAAGAAAAAACCGAACCTTGAACCGTTAATCAATAAAATCAAGGCCGATGAACCGTGGTTAAAGAACCAGGTGAATTTCATCTGGCTGATTGGTAGTTTTGCCAAAGGTACTGCCAGGGAAGATAGTGATGTTGACTTGTTGATGGTCCAATATGAAGACAACCTGGAGCCTTGGAAAAGGGAATTGCGTCATTTTGCAAAATTCTTTCCCGATATTAAATTACAAACGCATCAGCTGTTGAATGAGCGCTGGCAAAGGATCAAGCAAAATAAGTCCCCTTTTTACCAGGGCGTTGTAAACGAGAAAGACCACATTGGGATTGTGCCTAATGGCCAATAAGAAACAGGAAAAGTTAAGTGCCAGGCAAGAGCGTTTTGCTCAGAACGTGGCTTTAGGCATGAACAATGCCAAAGCGGCGCGGGAAGCGGGATATGCTCCAAAAAACGCAGCCAGGGCAGGTTGTCTCCTTACCAAGAATAAAGATTCAAAAGTTCAGAAACGAATCAATGAATTACAGAAAAAAGGAGCAGATCGGGTGTTACTGACTTTATCCAGGCACCTGCTTAATTTAATGGAAATCCGGGACAGAGCCTTTGAAAAGGGTTCTTTTTCCGCCGCTGTAGCCGCTGAAATTGCTCGTGGCAAAGCAGCAGGATTATATGTAAATAGATCCGAACTAACGATTAATAAGATAGAAAGCATGAGCAAGGAAGAAGTTATTGATCGCCTAAATAATCTTTATCAGGCTACCGGGGGAGCTTTACCCAACAGCAAGATTATAGATTTAAAATTAGAACATGAACCAAAAATTAACGGAAGTACCTGAAGAAACGCTTAAGGAATACTACGAACTCAGTGAACGCTATAAAGAGCTTACTGAGATTGAGCAAGCGCAAACGAGCTTTTTGTCATTTGTCAAAAGCCAATGGCCAAGTTTCATTCAGGGACATCATCATACAATAGTAGCAAAAGCCTTTGATCGCATAGCCGAGGGTTCCTTAAAGCGGTTGATCATCAACATGCCTCCCAGGCATACGAAAAGTGAGTTTGCGAGTTTCTTGCTCCCTGCTTATTTAATCGGACGCAATCCTGCTCTTAAAATTATTCAAGCTACACATACGTCTGACTTGGCGGTTCGCTTTGGGCGTAAGGTCAGAGACTTGATTCAATCGGATGTTTATAAACATATTTTCCCGGAAACGGTATTGAATCCTGATTCAAAGGCAGCAGGAAAATGGGAAACCATGTCGGAGAAAGAGCCTACTGTTCGTGGGGAGTATTATGCTGTTGGTACGGGTGGCGCTATTGCTGGACGGGGAGCTGATCTTTTTATCATTGATGATCCCCATTCCGAGCAAGATGCAATGTCCAAAATAGCTTTGGCTGATGCTTACGAGTGGTACACTTCTGGACCACGGCAACGACTGCAACCAGGAGGTTCAATCGTCATAGTCATGACCCGGTGGTCGATGAAGGATTTGACCGGGCGTTTGATCAAGGACATGTCCCGCAGCGAACAGAACGATCAATGGGAGTTGATTGAATTACCGGCGATTATGCCCAGTGGCGAGGCTGTATGGCCTGAGTACTGGAAAATTGAGGAATTGGAAGGTATCAAGGCAGCTTTGGGCAATGGACCAAAATGGTTTGCCCAGTATATGCAGAACCCTACTGCCGAAGAAGGGGCATTGATCAAGCGGGAATGGTGGAAGGAATGGCCTGAGGAGAAGCCCCCTGAATGTGAATACATTATCCAGAGTTATGATACCGCGTTCCTACGCACTGAAACTGCCGACTATTCTGCGATCACTACTTGGGGTGTTTTTTGTCCTTATGGCAGGATCGGAGAGGAAATGTATACCGGTGAAACCGCACATTTGATTTTATTGGATTCGGTCAAGGCGCGGCTGGAATTTCCAGAGTTAAAAGCCAAAGCCTTGAAGTTATATGAGTATTGGGAACCCGACACCGTTATTATTGAGTCCAAGGGAAGCGGTACTCCTTTAACCCAGGAATTACGGAAAATCGGCATACCCGTGCAGAATTTTACTCCCAGCAAGGGCTCTGACAAAGTAGCAAGGGTCAATGCCTGTACGCCTTTGTTTGAGTCTGGAATGGTCTGGAAGCCTGATGAATTTTGGGCAACAGAAGTGGTTGAAGAATGCGCGGCTTTTCCTAACGGGGATCATGATGACTTGGTGGACTCCATGTCACAGGCAGTTTTGCGTTTTCGCCAGGGTGGTTTTGTACATTTGGCGACTGATTATGAGGATTCGTTTGAGGGACATCGCCACAAGGAAATGATTTATTACTAATGCTGCCAATACTGACAATTGGTATGGCTACCTATGATGATTATGAAGGCGTGTTTTTTACGATTCAAGCATTAAGGATGTATCACCCGGAAGTAATGGACCAGGTTGAAATATTGGTTATTGATAACAATCCAGAAGGTGAAGAAGGAAAAGAAGTAAAAAGGTTCATTGAGGGTTATGAAGCGGATTCAGGTTTATTTACACAAGGAAATGTTCCAAACGGAAGGTATATCCCCTTTACTGAATATCAAAGCTCTTTTGTTAAAGGGCAAGTATTTGAACAGGCAAAAGGCGACTTTGTTCTTTGTCTCGATTCCCATGTGTTTTTGGTTCCTGGTTCTTTGAAAAAACTTATTGATTATTATTCTATGTTTCCTGACACTAAAGATCTTATTCAAGGTCCTCTGATACACGATAATTTGTGCAATTTTTTTACTCATCTTCAGCCTGAATGGACTGATCAGATGTTTGGAAACTGGGAGTTCGCCGAGGAACTTTTTAATGCTGGCAATCCTTTTGAAATACCGATGCAAGGCTGTGGTTTGTTTTCCTGTAAAAAAGAGCATTGGGTTGGGTTCAATCCTAAGTTCAGAGGCTTTGGTGGAGAGGAGTGGTATTTGCAGGAAAAATTCAGGAAGCACGGGGGTCGGGCCTTGTGTCTGCCGTTTTTACAATGGATGCATAGATTTAATAAAGTGGTAAACAAACCTGAATATTCTTTGGATATGTATGCCCGTATCAGGAATTTTATTATTGGCTGGACAGAGCTTTATGGAGA